ACGCGTGGCACATGAGGAGTATCTATGGTGGAGGCCTGATATGACTCTGATCGAGGCCAAGGCATCAGGGATACCTTTGACGGCTGAATTAAGACGTATGGGAATACCAGTTGTTAACTTTACACCGAGCAAAGGAAATGATAAACATGCAAGAGTAAACTCAGTTTCACCGCTTTTTGAGTCTGGCAAAGTTTGGGCTCCTATGAACGAACATTTTGCCCAAGAGGTTGTGGAAGAGTGTGCTGCGTTTCCGTTTGGAGAACACGATGACTATGTCGACTCCATGACACAAGCACTAATGAGAATACGACAAGGCGGACTGATTCGACACCCAGAGGATTATCAAGATGAGCCAGTCCCTAGAAAACGTGTAGAATATTATGGCTAGTAAAACATTAATAGATACAGCATTAAAACTTTATCAGAGTCTAGGAGGAAATGTTTCCAAGGTCCTCGGTACCCGAACCAATGTTAATTTTTTAGGTAAAGGTAAATCTTCAGAACTCATGGTTGATATGGACATCAACCCTGAAGCATTAGGCGTGTTATCAAAATCAAAAGCAGTAGAAGAATTAGATTCAGCGATGGGTTATTTAACTTCAGGTAAGTTAAATGACATGCAAGCAAATCAGTTAATCAGAAACATGGAGACAATGAAAACTGTCTATGATCCACCAGCAGCGCCAAAAAACATTACCGACTTTGCTACAGGAACACCTGAATTAGATAAAGCAGGATTGATGTCATTGAGACAAGGACGAGGTGATTTAGTTCGTGGTGGAGATGATATTGATTTACCAGAAGGTGTAGCTTTAGAAGATACAATATTACCAAGAGGTGTTGGTGTGCAAAGAGTTCCTGCTGATGAGATAGACTTACCACCACCAGGTTCACGTGGTGGATCAGAAGATATTGCAGCACCATTTACAGGTGCAGGTTTAGAGTCAATCAAGTCTGTTAAAAATAATAACCTGATAGTAGATGATATTGTAAATAAAATTTATTTAAACGCTGGTGTTGCAGAAAATGCTCAACCAGTTGTTAGAGCAAACGCTAGAGAGTTTTTAAACAGAATAAAAGATTTGACTGATGAGCCAGGTAACCCAGCTTTGTCTGATGTTATGGAGATAGATGATTTTAAATTTATGACCGAAGGTGGTGGCGGTGGCATGGGTGATCCATTACTATTGGTACAAAAATACTTTGGACCAAAAGTTGCATCGGCAGTTGCAAAACTTGATGGAGCGGATGACATACAATTATTTGCTGAAAGATTAGTTAGTGTTACAGATGATGCAGGTAGAACTATTACTGACAGAAAATTTAATCCAGAAACTGTAGACATAGATGACTTTGAATTTGCAGATGGCGGACGTGTTCCATACATGGCCGGTATGTTGGTTAGAGGTGGTAAGATAGGTTATCAAGCTCTACGTAAATACGGTATTGAAGCAAAAGATATTTCTAGATTGTTTGCAAGTTTAGGAGCTGACAAAACTTTAAAAGGCAAAGAGAAGACTATGTACTTTCAACAGTTACATAAAGTTTTAAAAAACCCAGATGACTTCCCAGATGGAATCAGAGACATACAATTAAAACTAGGATTAGATGTTGGTCTTGGATTTAAGAGGGGTGGTCTTGCCGACATCCTGGAGGTGTAATGGTTAAACTTTTTTCTGCTGGACCAGAATCAAAATACGCTGTTGAAGAATTAGATAAAGCCACTCAATATTACACAGGTAATCCTAACGCAAAATATGCAGATTTAGTTGGTCCTGAAAACAAACCTCTTAGAATAAAAATCAGAAAACTTTTAGAATATAGAGGGGGTGTTTTTGTTGAACCAGGAACACAAATACAGGAGTCTGAAAAGGTAAAACAAAATAAAAAATTAAAAAAATTCTTAAAAGGAAAGACAGTAGTAAAACAATCAGCTCTTGTAAAAAAAATGGAAGAGCTTGGTTATAAAAATCCAAAGATGCAAGCAAACAATATAATATTTGATAACCCTGAGATAACTATGATCAGGGATATGCCTAAAGATATTTATGGAAAAAAAGAAAGTAAACTTTATCCTAAATCAGAATTAGACAAAGCAACTAGAGGTGAACATAAAAGAAATCCAGATAGAATAACTAAAACTAAATTTGATGAATTAAGTAGATCTGAAAAATCAAAAATATTTACAAGGCTTCGTCAACAAGGAGGTAAGTATTCACCATTTAAAAAAATAAATGATCCTCTTCCAACAAGTATTCAAAAAGATATTAAGACAAAGTTTGCTAATTTATACGATGACTGGGACTTTAAAAATTTTAAGTTTGGGGTTTCAAATTTAGAAGAAAATGCAAACGTATATAACAAAGTAGTCAACTTTGTTAAAGAGGGTAAACCTTATGAATTAGCTGCAGATTTAAAAAGTGCTGATGGATGGATGGGTGCTCAAATGGACAGAGCATTTAGATTAGGAGACAATCGGTATGAACCCATTCGTAAAATGGTTAATAACAAAAGTAAGATAATAGGTTTTGTAGATAACACTGAGTTTGGTGGTGGCAATAAATATATGTTTGCTGAAAAATTTATAACAGGTTCAAATGCTGATGGTGTTTTAATGTCTAGTCACCCTGACTATTTAGAAACTAAAAAATTTAGAGATGTTGCTAATTTTGCAAAACTTCCTGTAAGAGGTGCTTTAAAAAATATTTTACAAGATAAAGGTATTGATACTAGTAAAATAAGTCTATCTGATTTGTACAAATACATGATGGGTGAAGTTGGTATTGAAGGCACAAAAAATGCTATCGAACAACACCACATACAAGGAGTCGGAGTTAGAGCAACTGGAAATTATCAATTATTAAATAGAGATTTAAATGCACTTGCTAGAGATGCAGTTAAAGAAATTCAAGCGGGTAATTTACAGAGAGTTCCTGAATTAGAAAAATTAGGTGTGCAAGTTCAAGTTGATGATGTTTTATTTGGTAGTGGTTCTGGAAAAGCAAGTTCTGATTTATTAAAGATTCAAGGTCAGGTTACAGATTTCTATAAGAAACCAGAAGGACAACAAGTTATATCTAATTTAAGAAATCAATTTAAAAACAATGAAGGCAACATTTGTTCTATATTTGGAAAAGCAAATGGCGGGTCAGTAAAAGCATGTTTAACTTCTTTTGATAATGCTGTTAAAAATAATCCAGAAGGATTATTTCAAAAAGTTTTAAACTTTGCAAAATCACCAGGTGTAAAAAGATTTACGTTAGCTGGTGTTGCAGGGACAGTTGGAGCTGCAATAGTAAAAGAATTTAGAAACGACGATCCAACAACTTATTTATCAAATGAAGATCAACAAAAGAATATGTTGGTATCTATGGCAATAGATCCAATTGCACCAGATTTTGAAAGACCAGATATTTTAGATTTTCAACTACCAGCAGTGGGTGCAACAATTGCAGGAGCAACAGCAATTTCAGCACCAACCACAATTAAAGCTAGTAAGTCAAGAGCAGCTGGTATTGAGAAGTCAAAAAGATTAGGTGGACCAAGACCTGGCTTAGCTAAAACTGGTTTAAGAGTTTTAGGACGAGGACTTGGTGTTGCAGCTGCACCAGGATTACTTGCACCATTAGCAGCTATGGATATTACAAGTCAGATAGCAGAAGGGGACTCACCAATGGATATAGCAACAGATCCGTTAAACTATTTATATCCTGCATTTGCAGATCAAACTCCAAAACTAACTAGAGGTTTAAACCCTTTATTTAGAAAAGCAGCTAATCTAGGACTAGGTAAAGCTGGATTAAGAGTTCTTTCTAGAGCAGGTATAGTTGGACTTGCTGCATCTCTTGGTATACAAGGTTATAATTTATTGGACGACTAATGGTTAAATTAATTCCAGGAGGGGGACCACCCCCAAAAAGCGGGCCTAATCCACAAGGGTTGAATGTACCTGGAAAAAAGATTATAGTAGTAAAGAACTCGGAGAAAAAGAAAAATGTCAACAATAGACAAAGCTCTACCAAACGTAGTAGAGAACAGCGTAACAACGCCTAGTGACGAAGAAGTCGCTTTAGCAGAAGAAAAAGTAATTGAGTCACAAGGTGGTGAAGGCGTAGACATACAAGAAAATGATGATGGTTCAGTAGATGTAAACTTTGAACCAAACAAAATTAATCAAGAAGGTACAGATTCACATTTCGATAATCTAGCAGATATTTTACCAGAAGATATTTTAGGTCGGCTAGGTTCAGAACTTTTTAATAATTACATGAACTATAAATCTTCTCGTAAAGAGTGGGAGGATAGTTATGTCAAAGGTTTAGATCTTTTAGGATTTAAGTATGAAGATCGAACACAACCATTTGATGGTGCTTCAGGAGTAACACACCCAGTATTAGGAGAAGCTGTTACACAATTCCAAGCACAAGCTTACAAAGAATTACTTCCAGCTAAAGGTCCAGTGCACACTCAAATTTTAGGTGTGGTTAATAGACAAAAAGAAGACCAAGCTACACGAGTAAAAAATTTCATGAACTATCAGCTCATGAATAAGATGAAAGAGTATGA